AAAACTAACTAAGGGGCAAAGACATGGCAAAGTTAAAGATCGTTCGACAAGATGGAAGCGTACTAGAAGGCGAGATTACTCCAGCAGTGGAGTACGCATTTGAGCAGTACGCTAAAATGGGTTTCCATAAGGCGTTTAGAGATCAGGAACTACAAAGTCATGTTTATTGGCTTGCTTGGGAAGTAACACGCAGATCAGGTGAAACTGTCAAGCCTTTTGGGATGGAGTTCATCGAGACACTTAAAAGTGTCGAGGTGCTTGACTCTGACCCTTTAGCTTAAAGCGCGATCAACCATTCACCTACCTAATCGCTAGGCTAAGCATTAGGTTGGGGATCGCGCCACAGCAACTGTTAGAACTAGATAAGACCATGCTAGATGCTCTAGTCCAAGGTCTAAAGGATGAAGCCAAGGAGGTGGACGATGCCAGCAAGCGTAAAGGGCGCCGTTGAACTCCGCAAGGCTCTGCGTAAATTTAGTCCTGACCTGGCTAAGGAATTGCCTAAAGAGATTGGCGCAGCTTTAAAGCCAATTACTAAGACTGCTAAAGGTTATCTGCCAGATGACGGATCAGTGCTAAGCGGATGGTTGCCTAGAGAAAACTCTCAAGGCACTTTCCCTACTTACACTGCAAATCTTGTCAAGCGTGGTATTGGTTATAAGACAAGTCCATCTAAGCCTAATCGCAAAGGGTTCAGATCTCTTGCTCGCGTATTTAATAAAACCGCAGCTGGAGCAATTTATGAAACTATGGGTCGTAAGACTCCTAGCAGTCGCTTTGTGCAGAATCAAAATAATAAGTATGGGCAAAGCATGAAAGGCAGTGGCAAAATGGAAGGTCGCGCTCTCTATCGTGCTTATGAAGAAAACCAAGGCAAGGCTCAGGCAGCAGTCCTTGCAGCCTTTAAGACATCGGCAGACAAACTAAACGCATTGGCTAAGGGGTAATTGTGGCAAACATAGTCATTGATCTTGCTGCCCAATTTACTGGAGCTAACGCCTTCAAAAAGGCTGACACTGCAACAGATAAACTAACCAAGAATGTAAAATCTTTAGGCAAGACTTTAGGCTTGACATTAAGCATTGGTGCAATCCTTGCCTTTGGTAAGGCTGCTGTTAAAGCTGCTGCTGAAGATCAGGCAGCGCAAGCATCGCTGGCACAGACTATAAAAAATCTTGGGCTTGAAACAGGCAACACTGCTACATCTGTAAATGATTATATTAGTACGCTTGAAAGACAGACAGGAATTCTTGATGACGATCTTCGTCCAGCCATGGACAGGTTGCTTCGAGCGACTGGCTCAGTTACAGAATCTCAGAAGTTACTCAACCTAGCAATAGATATCTCAGCGGGCACAGGTAAAGATCTAACTCAAGTCACACAAGGATTGCAGAAGGCATTTTTAGGGAACCTACAGGGTCTAGGTCGCTTAGGCGTCGGTCTAACTAAGGCTGAATTAAAGACAGGTAACTTTGCAGATATCACAGAAAAACTTACAAAGTTATTTGCAGGTCAGGGAGAACGACAGGCTGAGTCTTACTTAGGAACTATTCAGCGACTAGGTGTTGCATTCAATAACGCTAAAGAAATTTTCGGACAGGGCTTAATTGACTCAGCGATGATCTTGGCTGGCACTACAGAAATTGACGATCTGCAAATTAAGATCGAGGCATTTGCTACATCCGCAGCTGAAAGTATGAAAAAACTAGCAACTGTTTTCAAGGAAAACGAGACACTTATCAAAAGCATTGCAGCCGTCTTAGCTGCTACTTTTATAACTACTAAACTTATTGCAGGAGTAGCAGCTACAGTGGCTGCTATTAGCACACTAAATAAGGCTTACAAGGTTTTACGGGCTACCGCTATTGGTGCTGCTATTGCCCAGGCAACTATACTTACACCTTTTGGCGCAGCGGTTGCAGCAGGAGCATTACTTTTACTTATTGACCAGACTATTAGAGGTGTCGATGCACTCACAGATGCTTACAATCGAGCCAATGATGCCAAGGATGCCGCGCTTGGCCCCTCTACTGCAGGCCTTGATCATCTACGAGAGTTAGAGGCGCGCTATGCCAAGTCAGCTCTTACAACGACAAAGAAACTTACGGCGGAGGAATTAAAGCAACTCAAAGCTAAGCAATTAAAGCTGGCAATCGATAAGGCTAATCTTGCCCTTGGCAAGGGTGGCGATGTCTTTGACATGGAGAAGATTCAACTGGCAGCAGCTGAAAAGAGTGCAGCCGAGCAACTAGGTAAAGTGACTAGCCAAGCGCAACTGCTCCAGATTACTAACGACCTTGCTCGCCTAGAGGTTAAGCAATCTATCCTTGCTCTAGAAGAAGCCATTGCCTCTAAAGATGTTGCTGCAATTACTGCTGCAACTAAGAAACTCAATGCAGACTTAATGATAATTGGTGCTCTTGCTGGTCAAGAAGTAAAGTTAAAAGACATTGAGTCAATCCTTAATAGTATTCTTCCTAAAGATCTAATCAACCTGGCTAATCTTAATGAGGCTATAAGGCTGTTAGGTCTTATTGGTCGCGGTGGCGGTGGCGGTGCAACAGGATCACCTACTATCATTTCTGACTTTATCTCTCCTACTGATTTCCTTACGGGTAATACCAATACTGGTACTACAGCAGCTGCAATAAATGCAGCACTTATAGCAGGTAGCTTTGTTTCTTCAGGCGGTAGTGGTGGTAGCTCTAGAGCAGGTGATTATGCTCCTAGTGGTTTCCCTGGTGCTAGTAGTACAACAATTATTGTCAATGTTAATGCTGGCACTGTTGCTAGTCCAGATGATCTTGTTACGATTGTCAAGAATGCAGTCATTGATATCAATAAGCGCGGTGACGCTTTGACCTACGCTGGGTCACTATGACCAGACCAGTCATAAATGTAATTATTGACTTCTCTACTGGAGCAAGTTTTGGCTATCCTTTTGTACTAGATACTTCCAGCCTAGATGGTGGCGATGTCCTATCAGATTCAGCCTCTAGCCTTGTCGTAGATGTTTCTAACCTTCTAGATAGCGTTAATACTAATCGAGGTCGCAATGTATCCTCTGAGCAATTCCAGACAGGCACAGCTTCAATTCGTCTGCTAGATCAGAATGGTGACTTTAACCCACAAAATACGCTATCGCCTTATTACACTTACTTAAACCCAATGCGTAAGATGACTATTACTGCAACCTACGCCTCAGTAACTTACCCAATCTTTGCAGGGTACATAACAGGCTATAACACTTCTACTCCTAAGTTCAATGGCGATATTGTGTACACTACAATAAGCGCAGTTGATGGATTTAGGCTATTCCAGAATGCGCAATTCTTTGGAGTTACTGGGGCTGTGGCAGGCGAAACTACAGGCACACGCATTGGCAAAATCCTAGACACTATTGGCTGGCCTGCTACCCTTCGAGACATTGACACAGGACAAACTACAGTGCAGGCAGATCCAGCCACACAGCGCACAGCCCTAGCAGCCTTGCAGACTGTTGCTACTACTGAGTACGGCGCAATTTATATGGATCACTCAGGGCGTCTAACCTTTCAAGATCGTAACCTTACTGTCTCATCTGTTGCAGGTACTCCAGTAGTCTTTAACGATAATGGCACAGCCATTGGGTACTTTGATGTTAAGTGGGTCTTTGACGATACACAGGTTTATAACCTTGCTACTGTCACCCGCACAGGTGGCTCAGTCCAGACAGTCTCAGATGCAACCTCTATTGCTAAGTTCTTCACTCACAGTTATAACCAATCTGGACTGCTCATGCAGACAGATGCAGTAGCCCTAGATTATGCCCAAGCGTTTATCGCTTCACGCAAGGACACAAGCTCTAGAGTCGATGAACTCACTCTAGATCTACAGCAGGATAATTACACTGCTGGCACGATCGCTGGCCTATCGCTGGACTTCTTTAGTCCGATAAGCGTGACTACAACACAGCCTAATAACACAAGCTTGTCTAAGACAGTGCAGGTATTTAATATCTCGCACTCAGTCACGCCTAATTCATGGAAGACAAGATTGGGCACAGCTGAGCCAATCATCGATGGCTTCATCTTGAACTCGACATTATACGGTATTCTAGACACTAGCGTTTTAAGTTACTAAGGAGAAAACATGGCAGCAGGACTAGGCTTTAAGACCTTTACCACAGGTGAGGTTTTAAGCGCGGGAGACACTAATGGGTATCTCATGCAGGGAGTGCTGGTCTTTGCCAGCGCAGCAGCTAGAGACGCTGCTATCACTTCTCCACAGGAAGGACAAGCCTGTTACCTTAAAGACACAGACGCAGTAATGACCTACTCAGGATCAGCATGGGTAGCAGTAGGTGGCACAGTAAGTTTTAACACTGCTCGTAATTATGTAGCAACCAGCGAGACTACAACCTCTACTAGCTTTACAGGTTTGACTACTGCTGGTGCAGTTACAGTAACAACGGGCACAAAGGCACTTGTGTCACTTTCTGCTGTTTTTGATAACGCAGCTGGTGCAAATGTTGTGGCATATATGGGCTTTGCTATCTCAGGTGCTACAACTGTAGCCTCAGCAGATGAATACGCGGTAGGTGCAAAGTTTTGGGCATCACCAGGTAACTTTAAGAATAAGCAAGGTGCAACCTTTTTAGTAACAGGATTAACTGCTGGATCAAATACTTTTACAACACAGTTTAAGAAAGGTGCTGGAGATACTCCTGCATTTGCCGAGCGCACTATTGTCGTAGTAAATCTAGGGAGTTAATTAAATGGCAATTACATCTAAAGATATAAACCTATTGCAGTTAGATAATGAACTAGGTTCTCATGGACTTATTGCAGATCTCAACGATCCAACTGCCAAACTCATTAAAGCAGCGGATGGATCACCAATTACAGAGGCACAGTTAGAAAATGCAATCAAGATCCATACAGCAGTCTTTGCTACACCTACTATTGCTGAGAAGTTAGCAAGCGTTGGCTTATCAGTAGATGACTTAAAGGCTGCACTTGGACTGTGAAGCCTCAATTAAGTAAAGCTCTCATACAACTTAGGACTCAGGTAGATGATTGCTTCCCAGATCGTGATAGGCGTAGCGATGGCACCACAGGGGATCCTCGTCATGCTTTGCGTAAGTCGGATCATAATCCTGATGCACAAGGCTGGGTACGGGCTTGGGACTGCGACGCTGATCTACACAAATGGGGCAAGCCAGATGTCATGTCCGATCTTGTTGATCAGATTCGACTCTTATGCAAGTCTGGCGTTGAAAACCGCATTTCCTACATTATTTACGACTCAAGAATCTACTCCAGTATCCTTAACTGGAAGCCAAGAAAATACACAGGGGCTAACAAACACACAGCACACGCTCATTTCTCGTTTAAGAAAACGGCTGATAATGACGAGGCTTTTTTTCAAGTACCTATGTTAGGCGGAGAATAATGAACATAAAGCATCCAGTAATAATCGCAGTCGGAGCGTTCTTAGCAGTATGGGGAACGACATCTAACTTCTCTTTAGACTATCGGCAGATTCTAGGCGCAATCGTGGCTGGAGTATTTGGATACGCGAGCCCTAAAAAGTGACGCAATCAGACTTCTTTACTCTTTACCTGGCTACTCTTGCAGTGCTAGGTGGTCTGTCGGGCTTTGTCATTACGCACCTTTTGTCTGAAATTAAGAGACTTAACGGGCGTGTTGATGAGATCTATAATCTACTTCTAGACCGATAATTTTCCCATGGCAAGAAAAGCGACTAAGGATCTAGTAGAGCAAGATTACTCAGCTCTCGATGCTTACTGCATTGGCATGTATGAGTTTGCCCAAAGTCTTAAGAGGGCGGGCTTTGCTGAGGATGAGATCATGGGCATCATCATTGAGCGATCAGCTTACCCTGCATGGATCTTGCCCGACCCCATAGAGCCAGAGAAGTTTGGCGATTATGAAGATGAGGACGATGATTAAGAAACGCTATCTGGTTATCTCGGATCTACAGATCCCCTATCACCATGAGCAAGCCGTTAAGAATCTTATCAAGTTAGTAAAGCGTGAGAAGTTTGACCTCATCTTAAACACAGGCGATGAGCTAGATATGCAGTCACAAAGCAAGTGGGCACAGGGCACTAAGTTAGAATGGGAAGGTACGCTGGATGCTGACAGAAGCCTTGCGCAGAATATTCTCTATGACCTCGGCACAACAGATGTCACTCGCAGCAATCACACAGACAGGCTTTACCATACGCTATTACGAGCACCTAGCCTCATTGGACTTCCAGAGCTTGAGTACGCCAAGTTTATGGACTTTGCAGGACTCGGTATCCGATTCCACAAAAAGCCCTTTGAGTTCCATAGAGGCTGGGTCTTAGTTCATGGCGATGAAGGATCGATGAACTCTAATGCTGGACTTACAGCTCTTGGTCTGGCTAAGAAGTTTGGCAAGTCGGTAGTCTGTGGACACACCCACAGGGCAGGCATTAGTGCCTTTACAGAGGGCATAGGAGCCTCGTACAGGACTTTGTGGGGCTTAGAGGCAGGTAATGTTATGGACAAGAAAAAAGCCTCTTATCTCAAGGCTGGCAGTGCTAACTGGCAGATGAGCGTAGCAGTCATTGAGACGCATGGAGATCGTGTTAGCCCTATGTTAGTACCTATAAACAGGGATGGATCATTTACCCTTTATGGACGATTATACGCTTGACATAAAGCGCACACTTGACGATGCAGTGGACGCTGGAGAATTGTTATCATTTCGTTATCCAAATTAACCAAGGAATAATCTGTCGGTATGCCACACTAATATCGTAAGCAGTCAAGGGCACTGCTACAGATAGGTACACAATGACGATAGAAGAAAAGGCGTTACTTATATGCCTTATAGGTATTATCTTTGGCATGATTTTAGTAGCTGTAGATGCTTATAAGACAGGCTATGAAAGAGGTCAGCGCGAAGGCTGGCACAGAGGACGATCACTTAGCCGACAGGAGTACTGGGAAGAATGATCGCTAAAGAGATTCTACTAACAGCCACTGACACAATTAGAGATCGTGGGCTTACCTATGGTCATCCAGCCGATAACCTAGAGCACACAGCCATGCTGCTAAGTGCTTATTTACAGATGCCGATCCACGATTACCAGGTGGCGGGGATCATGGTGCTAGTTAAACTGGCTAGGACTAATCAATCTGCACAGCATGTCGATAACTGGGTGGATCTATGCAGCTACGGCGCACTGGCTGGGCAACTAGCCACAGAGGAAAGTGAGTTATATGTTTAATTTAGCCGACTATGAGACTGTTGAGGTGAGACTTGAAAAGTTTATTAAGGACTATCCAGATTTCCGCATTGCTACTGAGTTGGAAGTGTGCGACAAAGATCGATATGTTGTTAAAGCATATCTTTACAAAGTTACTGCCGATATTGTTGCATGGACAACAGGGCTCGCGGAGGAGAAGGTTACTGATAGAGGCGTTAATAGCACTTCAGCACTGGAGAATTGCGAGACTTCGGCGATCGGCAGAGCTCTTGCTAATGCAGGTTATGCTGCTAAAGGGAAGCGACCTAGCCGAGAAGAAATGAGCAAGGTCGTTGCTACAAAAGTAGTCAAGCCAGCGGTACGAGATCTTGTACCAGATCAGCAGGACTATTGGACTACACCTGTCAATGAGTACCTGAAGGTAGTCGATGCACCAGTTACCCTGGACAAAGCTATTGAAAATGTAGCTGCAATAATGGGCACAGGTGAAGCACAAGAAGCACCACAATGCAAGCATGGACACATGACTTGGCGTGAAGGTGATAAGAATGGCAGAGCATGGGGCGGATATTTCTGCTCGGTGGTCAATCATGGAGGCGGAGAGCCTAAATGCAATACTGTGTGGTATGGACTAAGTAGCGAGGGTAAATTTGTCCCTCAGAAAGCGAGAGGCTAATGGGTAACATAGGTATTAAGATCAATGGTGAATGGCTGGATCTAATGACAGCATTCGTACCATGTCAGTTATGTAATGAGCCAATTCAGATCAGGGAGTTAGCAGAAATATCCTCTGATCCGATTAATGGAATTGTGTTCTGGCAATGTGCCAAATGCAATGCAATCAATGGTTAAGGATCATCTAGTGACAGCTGCAATAATAGTGATAGTAATCTGTTCAATATGGCTAGGCTATTTATTGGGGTCACAATGATAAACGGCAAAGACATATACAGAAGTCCTGTCAATGGACACATCTACAGTTTCAGCGGGTTTGGTGGCTTTATGAACTGCAGCGACTGTGATGTCGATGGCATGGTTAATGAGTATGATCGACAAGAAGATGGGCTAGTAGTGTGGTTTTGCAGTAAATGCGAGGCTAAGCATCATCTATGACCCAGCATAGGAAACACAGAGGTTTCCGCACAGAGCGGGTTGTCGCACAGTACCTATCGACTGTGTGGGAATTTGCTAGTGTGGGAAGGGGTAATGGTAAGGATATTCTCGGAGTACCTTTTGACGCTGAAGTCAAGGCAAGAAAATCGTTTCAGCCGCTAGAATGGATCCGACAATACAAAGCTCGCACAGCCATTTCGGGGGAATTAGGCTTTGCAGTGATGCGTCTCAATGGGCAGGGCGAAAATGCAGAGGACTATGCATGCATTATTCGACTAGGCGATCTCTTACCATTACTCCAACTTAAATATGGTCATCTTAATAGCGAACCCACAGAAGCAGACATAGACCGATGCTCTGGATGTGGGTCATACATGATAAGGAAGTGCTTAACTTGCCAGCCTACGATTACCGATGCACAGCCTGCAATCTCAGTCAAGAGATCACACATGGATGGCACGATAGACCAGTAGTGCCATGTCAGTTATGCAATGCACCAATGGTCAAAGGATTTAGTGCTTCTGCTATTCACTTTAAGGGCAAGGGCTTCTACTCAACCGATAAATAGTTATCCACAGAAGTTATCCACAGGGGGTACATCTATGACAACACGCCCAAGATTAACGCTGTTACTTGACACTATCAGTACCATGGCTAGGCAGAGCCCTTCAGGGGCTCACCGCGACCCGCTGAGGCGGGTAGGTCGCGGGGTGCTGGCATGTATTGGGATATCTCTATTGTTCATGCCTGAAGCAGGTGGATCTGCACCTAAGCAATATATAAGCTATAAAGAGTATGCCTATTATGCATTAGGCTATAACTATAAAGAATATAAATGTCTATCTATACTCTATGGTAAAGAATCAGCATGGAATCCTAAAGCTGCTAATGGATCACATTATGGAATACCTCAAGGTAGGAGTGAGTGGCTTAAAGACCAGGATGGTTATACTCAGATACAGTGGGGTCTTAAGTACATAGGCAATAGGTATGGTGAACCATGCATAGCCTTAGATCATTGGAGGGCTAAGGGATGGCATTAGACAAGCTGAACAGCCGTAGGTACAGAGCGCACAAGGAGCGAGTATTTATGCGTGATGGCAGGCAGTGCCGATACTGTGGCTCAGATGAGGAGCCATTGCACATCGATCACATTATTCCTCGCAAGGCTGGTGGTACACATGATCTAGATAATCTACAAGTACTGTGCAAGTCATGCAATCTACGCAAGTCAAGCAAGCAAGAAGGGGTTTTTTTAGCACAGACGGCTAGGTCGCTTCCCTTTAGCAGCATAACCTGCATTAGCAAGAGCTCGGCCGATCGCCGAAGTCTCGCAATTCTCCAGTGCTGAAGTACTATTAACGCCTCTATCAGTAACCT